CCCGGCACCGGATCCCAGCGGATGTCCCCGTTTGGCTTCCTTCCGCACCATGGGCAGACATTTTCCGGGTTGGTGGCGTGATAGCAACTCCAGCATAGCTGCTCTCCCTGGCTTGTCTGCGGTTTGCGTACATACCGGATTCCCCGCTCCCGGGCCTGGGTCTGTACCGCCCCAATCGTCCGCCCAAGAATATATGCAATTTCACTAGCCGTGTGGGTTTTTCCCAGCTTCTCAAGCCGCTGCAACTCTCTTTCACCCCATGGCTTGCCGTGGTTCTTTGCATTTTTCATACTTTCCCTCCGCCTCTACCAGCTCCCGTATATGTTCTATAGACCCCAGGCGTTGGTATTCTTCCAGCTCACGCTGCATGGCCCGGATCACACAAACCGCCTCTTTTGTCCTTGCTTCCCCGCATACTCCTGGAAAGCTGCATTGGATTCCAAGGATAACAGCGTTTACTTCGATTGGACTCATTCTTTACCCCTTCCCTCAAAATGGCAGATCGTCATCATCCGGCATATACCCGTCGTCCGGCGCAAACATGCCGTCTTTTGCTTCCCTGTTTTCCGCCCCTTTGGGCTTGGCCAGAAATTCCACATCATCGGCCTGAATCTCGGTCACGTAGCGTTTTGTGCCGTCTTTAGCATCGTAACTCCGGGTCCGAAGCTCGCCGCAAACCGCCGCCTGCTGGCCTTTCACGAGATATTTTGCGCAGTTATCCGCCAATCCCCGCCATGCCACGACATTCAGAAAATCTGACTCCTCCCGGTTCATCCGCCGCGTCACCGCAACAGAAAAGGTCGTCACCGAGATGCCGTTGGGCGTCGTGCGGTGCTCCGGGTCTCTTGTCAATCTTCCAACGATAAATACTTTGTTCATGCTTCTCCCTCCAAAATCCGCTGCACTTCCTGTCTGCTTTCCCGCGCCGCCCTGCGCCGCAGGCTTTCCCCGATAAATTTCACGGGGTGGCATTGTCCCACAATCCGGTCATAGACCCGCTTGTATCTCGTCTCCTCCGTTTGGAGGTCGGTTGGATCAAGGTTCGTCGTCACAATCAGGGGGCGTCCGCTTTTGGTGCGGGTATCGATCACCTCAAACACCTTCTCCTGCCCGAAACTGCCCGTGCGCTCTACGCCCAGATCGTCAATCACCACCAATTCCGCCTCTTCGATGTCTCTCAAAACCTCGCTCTGGTCGCCAAAATTGGACTGGATGCTGCTCAACAGCTTGGGCAGGCTGGTCGCCAGCACGAAAATCCCCCTGTCGATGAGGGCGTTGGCGATGCAGTAGGCCGCATAGCTCTTCCCCATGCCGACGTCGCCATAAAACAGCAGCCCCACGTTTCTTTTGCGCATTTCCTCCCAGTGTTCCACATACCGCCGGCAAATGCTCATCTGCCGGGTATTGTATCCTTTGTCGTTTTCAAATGTCCACGCCTGGCAGATCGTGTCTCCAATGCCGCGCCGCCGCACCTCCCGGATGCGCCGCTGCACTTCCATCCGCCGCAGCTCTTCCTGTTCCTTTTCATAGGCCTCCTGCTTGCAGCGGCAGGCCACCGGAACCTTTTTCAGCCTTCCGCCCGGAAACGGGACAAACGCCTCCTTGCCGTTTCCGCATTTCCCGCAGACCAGCAGGCCCTTTTCGTTCACATAGTCGTCCGGTGCAGGCGGGTTGGCTTCCCGGCTTTTTTCCACCAGCTCCTCTAAAATGTCGTCAAACGTCCCAGTCTGCGTCATAGTTTTTGCCTCCTGTCCCCGATTCTTCCATATCCTCCCAGCGACGTCCCCGAATCCAGGACGCCGGATACGGAATAAAGCGTCCGTTATCTCTTTGCCATTCTTTCATCCTCTTTTGCTTTTCCAGAGCGGCGATGATTTCGCCAAACAGCTTTTCCTCCGGCGCAAGCTTGAAAAAGGCCTTCCGTGCTTCCTCCTTCGCCCGCTTTTTGGGATATGCCTGCCAGAAACAGTCAAACTGCGCATGTATGTGTTTTTTATCTGGTATACTATCTGGTGTATTATCTGGTATTGGTGTCACCGTTTCGTGATATGTCATTTCACGGTTTGGTGAAATGTCATTTCCCCGTTCGGTGAAATCCATGTCAACGTTTTGGTAATGCGCCGTCACCTCGTCTCCCAGGGCATACCACTTTGTACGGTCATAGGGCAGCGTATTAAAATTCCCCTCCAGCAGCGCCCCGTTTGCCACCAGATTGCGGATGATCCGCTCCACCTGCCGTTTGCTCCAAAAGGGGAACAGCTTGGCAAAGGCCGCCATGCTGTTGTATGTCCAGGTTCGCCCTTCGTGGTGGTGCCGCCCGTTGGCCTCGTTTTTCACGATCCAGAAATACAGGTTGTGCAGAAAAATGGCCTCATCCACCCCATATTTCTCCGCCAGCTTGCAGTCAAAGCTATATGTCATTTCATTTCTTCCCCCGTTTTTCCCATTCTTCCATAAGCGCCGCCAGCTCGGCGGGCGTTTTCGTCTCGATCCCCTGTTCCCGGCATTCCCCTATGAGAAGATCAATCAGCCGCGACATCTGCGCCGTGTCATACTCCGAAGAGCCATAGTAGGAGATCACGTTCACATATCCTTCCAGCTTGCTTTCCCCCAGGCTCTGGGCGATCCATCCCAGGCCGTTATGCTCCCAGTGCCGGATATATGCCTCCACGGCGTCCTTCCTTATGGGGTATATGTAGGCATTGCCTCCGATGTTCTTCACGCTCTCCCGGTAAATCTCTTCTTTGGAAACCCCGGTCTTTTCTGCCAGCCGGTCCATCAGCGCCCAGGCATAGGCGTTGGCGTCCAGGCTCCGCCTCTCCCGGTGTTTGGATATGGCCAGGTCCAGGGCCGGGCAGCCATGCAGCTCGTCATAAATCCGCCGCATGGTCCCCACGGCTTTCCCGGCAATTCGGAAGGACGCCATCGTTTCCCCCTCATAGGTCGTCGTCAGGGTCATCCCTTCTGTAAGCACTCTATCCATCCGAATCCCCCTTTTTGTATAGCAGTCTGCTTTCCTCCCAATCCGGGTACTGGCTTTGCAGATACGCCCGGATGCGCCGCCCCATGGCCTCCCGTTCCTCTCTGGTTCCGTTGTCATAGCGGTCATGGCAGTTCCCCGGGCCAAAGCCCGTGCAGAGCGTCACGATATTTTCCGGGATCCCAAGCCCGCCGTGGGCGCGGCTGATATAATGGGCATTGGGCGCCGCGTTCACGCTGGCCCCGCAGAGCACGCAGCGGCCCTGATCCCGCTCCCATACTTCCCGCTTCACCCGGGCCGGAATGTCGCATGCCTTAGCCCGTTTGCTTTTCCTGTTTTGCATATTCCTTCTTTCCGCAGCTCATGCACATCGTCTTTCCAAACGTCTTTTGGCTGCTCGCCGCGATCTGCTCCGCCGTATGTCCGCCCATTGCCAAAATTCGTTTTCCGCATACCTCGCAGAAAGGCTCGCTGCCGGGCATGGAGGTGTCGGGTTCCCTCCGGGATGCGGCCCCCGGGCGGCCCGCCGGTTTTTCTTCTTCCGGCAGGTCCTCCCCGGCATAGATGTAAAGCCCCAGCCCATGCCGCGCAATCGCCTTTGTCAGGCTCCGCTGAATGGCCTTGTTCACGTCAAAGCTGGTGACGCTTTCCAGGGGAATGCTCCGGTTACGGTGATCCATCACCGGCAGATATTCAATGCACTCCTGCCCGCCGATGGTTACACCAGTCTTGACCCAGCATGTCCGCCCGTCCGTGTGGTAGCACCATCCCTCCCGGTTTTCATAGATGGTATATGCCGCCTCCGGATACCGCTTTTTTACCTCACCCCAGGCCCACGCCCAGGAAAGATATGTCAGCCCGTTTTTCTTCTCGGTTTTGTCGTTGACGTTGATAGCGCTCAGCGCAGCGAATACGTTCTTTTCTCCGTCCATCAATTCCACCTCAGTTCTTTTTTCAGGTAATAGATTTCCAAAAGATTTTGAAACACGCGGAAATATTTTTCCGTGTCTGTTACAACCCGTTCTTCAAACCCTTCGGTTTCGTCCCGGCCTACCCGCAGGATACGGCATCGCTTTACCGGGAAGCCATTTTCCTCTGCCAGCTTTCGATAAGCCGCAAGCTGCACAAAATGTTCGTCATATATGGCTTTGCCCGTCTTGAAGTCCAGCAGTTCCATTTCCCCATCCAGTTCGCACAGACAATCCAGCGTTCCTCCAAAGCGCATTTTATCGGATACCAGCGCCCATTCGTTTTTTACTGCGCGTACCTTGTGGCCGCTCGCCCATTCATAGAAAGAGAGAACGGCATTCTCGGCCAAATCCATATTCCCCGGACTATACATCTGTTCGTCCGGCTTCTCCCCGGTGAAATACCCTTCGATCAGCTTGTGTGCGATTGTCCCAACTTCTGCCGCTTCGTCCCGATATTTTGTGCTGTCAATTCCTTCCAGACCCAGGCGGTTTGCCCATGTCACAAGATATGGTTTACTCAGAAGCCCGGTAATCGTCGTGGCCCCGGGAACCCGTTTCCCATCCGATGTTTTGTATACAATGTGTGCTTTTGCTGTCTTTCTAAGCGAATCTGCCATTCTCTGTTTGCCCCGCTTTCATGATCTTCTTCAAAAGCCGCGTGGCGCTCTCCGACGCGCTCATGGCGCCGTCCGGCTCGTCCTCCGGTTCCCGCTCATACCCCCACTTTTCGCAGTTCACGATGTAGGGCGGGTCCCCTTCATGCGTCATAGGGTTTACTCTCTTCATAGGTTTCATTTGGTCTCGGCTCGTATTTTTGTTCCAAAGCTCGATACTTTTCCACCCATCTGTTCTTTTCCGCTTCCAATGCGTTATATTTTTCCTCCCACGCCTTCGCCTCATTTTTGTAATGATCCAAACCGGTTCTCATGTTATCTTCACTGAACTTGAAAGCTTTCAAATTTGCTTCCAAATTATAAATCTGTTCCCCAAGTGTAATAAGAATGGTTTCCCAATAGATATCTTTCATTTCATTCCCCATTTTCTATGATCCTCCATACCGTCACCGACCTCCCGGTCGTTCCGTCAATCCGTATCCCGCAGGGTTCCACCCTTCCTGCCTTTCTCAGCTCGGTCAGCCGCGGAGCCGCAGCGTTGCGCTCATGAAACCCCAATTTCTTGGCGATCTCCCGTGCCGTCATCTCACGGCCATCCAACACCGCCAAAATCTTTCTCTTGCGCGTCTCCTTGTCCATCGCTTCATAGCTTTCCCGCCGTGTCTGCCGGGGAATGTCCATCATCTCTATTCCCTCCCTCTCTTGTATTGTTTTCGTCGGTGTGATATACTGTATTTTGTAGTTTGTAGGGATTGGGCCGCGTCAGCGGCTCTTTCTCTATTTATCGTCTATTGCCGGGTCAAGGCGTATAAGGTATGTCTTTCCGTTCCGCCGGCAGGCTCTAACCGCATTTTTTAAGCCCATTTTTTTTATGACCTCCTGGAGATTAGACGATAAGCTCTTTTGCCCGTTTCCCTCTACAAGCGCACATCTGAGCTGAGAGTCCATGAACTCCCGCACAATATTCATGTTTTTTTGAGTCTTGTATTTTCTATCAGGTATGTTTTCGACTGGTATAAGCTTCACTTTCCGCCCCTCCTTCACTTCAATATCTTCATCAGCTTTTCCATGATCCGCTCCGGCAGCTTGTCCGCCAGGAGCGCGATTCCAAAAACGATTGCCGCCGCCGCGGTGATTCCGATGGCTAACTGCATCTCTCTTCCTCCATGAGCATCAGTTCCGCAAGGTCGCATGCAGCAAGATACTCCTTTTCATGCCGTGTTCCTTTATGCACATCCCGCACCCGTTCTTTGAAAGCGGAAAGATCGCTGAACCAGCACCCTGCGCGGACAAAGATGTTTCCGTCCCTATCCGCGAAAAAGTATGTCTTTCGTTTCTCGCTTCCGATACGGTCAACTGCCATATATCTGCCGTCAGATACGCGTCCCCTTTCAAAGCTGCACCGCTCGCCAAAGCTGCACCGCTCGCCAAGGCTGCACCGCTCGCCAAAGCTGCACCCCTCGCCAAAGCTGCACCGCTCGCCAAAGCTGCACCGCTCGCCAAGGCTGCACCACTCGCCAAAGCTGCACCCCTCGCCAAAGCTGCACCACTCGCCAAAGCTGCAACGCTCGCCAAAGCTGCACCGCTCGCCAAAGCCGCAACACTCGCCAAAGTGGCATCGCTCGCCAAAGCTGCACCGCTCGCCAAAGCTGCACCCCTCGCCAAAGCTGCACCCCTCGCCAAAGCTGCACCACTCGCCAAAGCTGCACCCCTCGCCAAAGCTGCACCGCTCGCCAAAGCTGCAACACTCGCCAAAGCTGCAACACTCGCCAAAGCCCTTGATCTGCGTATAGTCGCCGCTGGGACAGATCAGCCGCCCCAAATCGTCTCTCTCAAACCCTTCCAGGTCTTTTTCTGTATATACTTTCATCCTATCTTCCCTTCTGCCGTTTCCCCGTCCGCGCTGCTCGCGCGGAGGGGATTTCTCCAATGTCCGTTGTCCCCTCCCGGGGACACGCTTTCCTCTCCCGCAGATACGCCGTTCTTCTTCCCTGCACATACCCGGAAATTTCCTGGGCCTTTCTCTTCTTTTTCGCCCCCTGCTTGTCCAGTATCCGGGTTAGAAACGCCGTCTTGCTTAGTTTAGTCCGTCCCATAGCCCCAGCCTTTGCCCTTCCCGATACCGTTTTTTCACCTCTTCAATGTCGATACCGGCATACTGGTAGGCGGCCTTTGTGCTCACGTTGTGGGCGTTCAAAACCTTTAGGCCTTCTTCAACCTGCAGCTTACGGATTTTGGTTTTCAGCCGCGCCAATGTAGAGTTGGCCGCAATATCAAAAAGCTCTCTAAGCTGCACATTTCCGATTTCGTTCGGATAATTGAAATAAATTTGAAGCGCCGTGCGCGTGTCAATGGGTTTTGCTGATCGCATATGAATCCCCTTTCTTTTACTGGCTGTCCGACGCCTGTTTCCCCAGATCCGGGTCAAGGTCAAGCGCTGTACATCCCAGCGCCTCTGCGATTGCCTTTAGCGTCGGAGTAGGCATTATTTTGGTGTCCCTCTCGAGCTGGTAGATATATGAGCTTGTAACCTCAATCCGCCTCGCAAGCTCTGCGCCGGAAATTCCCATTTCTTCCCGTCTCTCCTTGATTCTTTCTCCTAGCGTCATATTATCCTCCTTCCTATGAACGATTCATTTGATTGTGAAAAAGGGATGTCAAGCCCTTTTTCACTATGGTATGATATGGCGTAGCTATATCATACCATAGTGAAAAAGGGATGTCAAGCCCTTTTTCACTATGGTATGATATGGCGTAGCTATATCATGAATTTTGGCCTGTTTCTTTCTCCGTCCCTCTTGTCATTTCGCGTTTTGTAGGATATAATGCAGATAGGGCGGCGGGTTGTTATCCCGCAAACCCCATCTGGCGGTTAGCTCAGTGCCTTGATCGCTTTTTCAAGCGTTTCCTCGGCACAATCGTTGGCGTACCACACGCCGTTGATTCTTTTCAATGTATTCATCGGCTAACCTCCTTTCTGCCACTCGCCCACCGAGTGGCTTTTTTTCAAGGTAATTGCTTACCTTGGTTATAGTATATCTAAGAAATTTTAGAATGTCAAGTATTTTCTAAAAAATTTTATAATTGTTTCTAAGGAGATATTCAATGGATTTCAACCGTCTAGAAAAGCTTAGAAAAGCAAACGGGGTAACAAATACATTTCTTTGTAAACTGGTAAATAAAAGCCCCGCATATATAACAGATTCTAAAAATAAAAATATATCTATCCCTGACGAATACATAAAAAAATGGGCGCATGCTCTTCACACAACCCCGGAATATCTCAACGGGGAAACCGACGATCCTGCCCCTAAACTCCCCTTCCAGACTTTTCCTCTTAGTGAAAGCACGGCGGCAATGATCCCCATCGTTTCCACGGTGCGCGCTGGTTGGAATGGTGTGCCAGAACCTATTTATGATGGAAAAATGGCCGTATATGATCGGAAAAACCCCCAGGAATATGTCTGGATGAAGGTCGAGGGTGACAGTATGGAACCATATATCATGGGGGGGGACTATGTCCTTGTCCATGTCCAGCCTACTGCCGAAAACGGGGAACTTGTCGTTGCCATGCTGGACGGTGAGGAAGGAACGGTAAAAAAATATCAGCGCAACGCCAGCGGCGTCATGCTGATCCCGTTCAATTCAAAGTGCCCGATAGTTTTTGTCCCAAACGAAAGATTAGATGCTTTTTTGATCTATGGAGTGGTAAGGCAATCAAAGAGGGATTATTTATAATAATACAAGGAGGTATGAACCATGTCATTAAAAGATATGCTTAACGCAAACAAGATCAAAGCCGAACTAGAATCATGTAAAGTACAGTTAAATGATACTATGCAAAAGTATACCGACCTTCTTGCCTTCCTTACCCCTGAGCTTCGCGAACTTCATGACGTGCGCTCCCTCATTGTCGAAGAAAACAAAGAATTTGCTGTCAAAGTACAAGAGAATAATGAGGCAATAGCTCATTTAGAAAATGAAATTAAGACTAAGAACAATAGGATTCTCGATCAGACCAAGCAATTAGAATCATTAAGAAACGATATTTTAGTTGCGCAAGATACAATTGAGCTTGAGAGTTTTGCTTTATACGAGCCCCGTTTTTCTTTCGTAACTTCCGAAGCATATTCCGATAAACTTAAACTAATAAGAGAAGAACAGAAGCTTCTTATTAGGAATGATGAGGCCGCCATAGGCTCTACCAGTTGGACGGTTAACAATAGCGCTGCACAAGGCAAACAACTTGTAAAAAGCATGATCAAATTGTGTCTTCGTTCGTTTAATAATGAATGTGATGCCGCTGTTGCAGCTGTTAAGTTCAACAACTATGATAGAAGCGAGCAACGTATTAAAAAATCCGCAGAAGCCATAAAAAAATTAGGGAAAATTATGTCGGTTTCAATTTCTCCTCGGTATTTAAATCTAAAAATCCAAGAGCTGCAATTAGCTTTAGAATATCAGCAAAAGAAGCAAGAAGAAAAAGAAGCTTTGAAAGAACTGCGTGCTCAAGAGCGTGAAGCGGTTCGTTTGGAAAAAGAAATTCAAGAGGCTAGAAAAGCGTCCTACAAGGAACAAAAACATTATACTAATGCCCTAAAAACCATTGAAAACCAGTTATCTAATTGTAAAAACGATGAGGACAGAATAGAACTTGATAAAAAGAAAACCGAGATCCTTGATAAACTGTCTGAGATAGAAAAGCAGCTTCAGCAAATCGATTATCGAGAGGCCAACCAAAGGGCGGGTTATGTTTATGTCATATCTAATATTGGCTCTTTTGGAGAGGGAGTATATAAAATCGGAATGACGCGCCGACTTGAGCCCTTAGATCGAATTGATGAATTGGGGGATGCTTCTGTTCCATTCAACTTTGATGTACACGCGATGATCTTCTCCGATAATGCACCGGCCCTTGAATCCGCTTTACATAATGCTTTTAAGGATAAAAAAGTTAATATGGTAAATCAGCGTCGAGAGTTTTTCAGGGTATCACTAGATGAGATCAAAAGAGTTATAAGGGAAAATCATGATAAAACAGTTGAATTTATTGATGTACCGGAAGCAGAACAATATAGAGAATCAATTAAATTAACAAAAATAGCGTCTACAGATTGATTTTTCATCGGCAGTGTTATATGATGCTAAAGGTGTCCTAAGATATTCTAAACAGGCCCTTGCCAGTACGCGCCCCCAGGATCGGGGAACGCCGAGCACAAGGGCCTCATTTTACTAAGGATAATATGGAAAATAATAAGACCGTGACAGTTTGTCACGGTTTGAAAATGCCGCTTTGCACTTAAAAGGAGTAGTTATGCCTATCTATAAAATGGATGGACGGCGCGAAGGGAAACAAAAATACCGGGTGCGCATCAATTATCTGGACAGTGCTGGAAAATCACGCCAGATTGACCGCGTAACCTATGGTCTGGAGGAAGCGAAGCTTCTTGAGTTGCAGCTCGCAAAGGAAGTCAAGGATGAAGCGCCTGCAAAGCGCATGACCCTTCAACAGCTCTTTGATGAATATAGTAAGGCCCGGAAAGGCAGTGTGCGGGAATCCACGCTGGATAAGTCGCAGCGAATTTTGAAAGGCCATGTTTTGCCGGATCTTGGTGGAGTGCGGCTCCATAAGCTGACTACGCCGGTTCTCATGCAGTGGAAGATGGGCATGGAGCAGAAAGGCCTTGCCATAGTAACCCGCCAAAATGCCTATGCGGAATTTCATATTCTTTTAAATTATGCCTGCCGAATGGAATATCTGCCAAAAAATCCGCTTGATAAGGTTGGAAATTTCCGGGCTTCCGGCGAGATAAAGAAGGAGATGCAGTATTACACGGCGGACGAGTTCAAAAAGTTCATTGCCGCCGCCCGTGAGAACGCGGAAAACGCGGATAGAAACGGCGTTTTAGGCGAATGGGATTACTATGTATTCTTTGCCATTGCTTTCTATACAGGACTGCGAAAAGGCGAAATTCACGGCCTGGAATGGCGGGATATTGATGGGGCATATTTGTCCGTCAAGCGGAGCATCGCCCAAAAGCTCAAGGGAGACGACCGGGAAACCGCGCCGAAAAACAAAAGCTCTATTCGGACACTGCAAATCCCCGCCCCCCTTCTGCGAATTTTGGACGAGCACAAGGCAAGATGGAAAGCGGTTCCCGGATTTACGGAAACATATAAGGTCTGCGGCGGCACCCGTTCCCTGCGGGACACCACGATAGAGAAGCACAACAGGCGATTTGCCGAGCTGGCAGGGGTCAAGAAAATCCGCATCCATGATTTCCGCCACTCCCATGCTTCCCTCTTAGCAAATGCAGGAATCAATATTCAGAAAGTAGCCCGCCGTCTTGGGCATTCCCGCATAGAAATGACATGGAACACCTATTCCCATCTCTATCCAAAAGAAGAGGAAAGGGCCATCAAAGTGCTGGATGAGATCGTTTAAAAATGCTTTTTCGCAAATAAATCGTGTAAGAAACGTGTAAGGCAAAGCAAAAACCCGCTTAAATAGCGGGTTTTTTGGATGTTTGGTGGAGGCGAGGGGAGTTATTTTTAGAATTTCAGACCATTTTGTTGCGTTTTGCAAACATTAAAAAATCGCATAATAAAGGCGTTTATCGTGCATGCGCTATCATATTTGCGCACATTAAAAAAACGATAGTTTGCAAAAAACGTGTAAGAAACGTGTACAGAGTCAAACAAAAAAAGAGCCAGATTAAATCCAGCTCTTTTAAGTATGCAACATTGATTTTTTCGACCTAACAGTATAAAATATTCATTGAAAAAGGTGCACGTTTTCGGACTGCACTGGGGGAGTCACTCGGTGGCTCTCTTTTTGTTGCTCTTTGCCAAATAAAAAAGAGGGGCCTCATAGCCCCTCTTTTCAGATCAAATATGTGATGATATATGTGACGGCTCCGCCGGCCAGGGCGGATAGAAGAATCTGCCAGAGGGCGAAACGCCGCTGGCTCTTTTCCCCCTCCATGGTGTCCAGGCGTTCATCTATACTGTTAACCCGCACATTCATCAACTGTAAGGCTTCCGCCATCTCCTGTATGCTTTTTACCATCTTTTCAAAGTTCTTCTGCTGGGTAAAAAGCGTTTTCAGTTCTTCTTTGTGAGCCGCAAGGGCCGCTTCATGCTCCATCACCTTTGTCGTTAACTGATGTACATCCATGTCTACTCCTTCGGCTTTTCATAGGTCAATGCCTGTTCGCTGTCCCCCATGCCTTTGGTCGTCGGGTCGGTGAGCACGCCGATAAAGGACAGCACCGCCATCACCACCGTGCCGATAAGATAGGGGTTGCTGAAGAAGGCCGCAAACACCTCCCCTATGCTGCTCCAGGTGGTCAAATCCTCAAAGCCCAGCCCCAGATACGCCAGGATCGGCGACGCAATCACGCCCACTAGCCCGATCCAAAACTGCGGGCTTTTTACCCGTACTTTCCAGTTGATTTTCATTGTTTTTCCTCCTTTTATCCTTCCCACTTGCCGCCCAGTTTTGTGACGGTATTCTTCCCAGCCTTGCCGTCCACGGTCAGCCCTGCCGCCTTCTGGAAGCTCTTAACCGCGCTCTCGGTGTTCTTCCCAAACTCGCCGTCCGCTCCCGTGCCGCCGCAGGAATAGCCTTTTCCGATCAGCGCGCTTTGCAGATTCCTCACATCCTCTCCCTTCATCAAAGGGCTGGTTTTCTTGAGGATCCGGCTTACTGTCCATGTTGTCTCGGCGGCTTTCCATTTGCCGCCCAGGGCTGTCACCGTCTTTTCGCCAACGATCCCGTCCGCCGTCAGTCCCGCGGCCTTCTGGAATGCCTCCACGGCCTTTTCCGTGTTGCTTCCGAACTCGCCGTCTGCCCCGGTACTCCCGCAGGAATAGCCCTTCGCAATTAGCGCAGCCTGCACGTCTTTCACGTCCTCTCCCGTCATGAGGGGGCTGGTCTTTTTCAGCAACCGCCCTACAGTGAAGGAAGGAGAGATGCCGCCGGTTACCTTCGTCAGATCGCTCCGATTGCTGATATATCCGTCCTTCCCGTCATAGTCGATCTTGTACCAGCCCGATGCGCCCATGCCCTCCAAAAGAAAGCTGTCTCCTTTGTGGGCCACGCCCAAAATCGCCGTTTCCGTGTTGTCCCCGGCCCGCACGTTCACCGAGCTGCCCAGAACCTCCACCATGCCGCCTGCCGGCGTATCCGTCCCGGCTTCTCCATACTCCACATCCCGCAGGTATCCCCATTCCTTCCATTTCTGGCTGGAAAGGGGCGAGATTACCACGCCATAGGCGGTTCCCCGGGATTCCAGCACCTTGCCCCCGCCCAGGTAAACGCCAATATGGCCGCTTTTCCAAAGTGCAATCCCCGGCGTCTCGGGAAGCGAGGATACCGGGCCGCTCCCGGCAAACTGGCTGCGGAAGGTGTTGGCCGTCCGGTCGCCGTATTGGGGGTTTTCTGCCCGAAATGCCTGCACCAGCAGGCCCGAACAGTCCACCACCCGCCGTCCGATCCATCGGGCGCAGTCCTGGGTAAAATATCCATAGCCCTTGCCGGCCCGCCTGGCCTTTCCCCATTTCTCCGCCAGCTCTTTGGTATACATCTCCCCCTGGCCGGAAAGAACATAGCCATAGCGGTCCCGATAATAGAGGATGCCGCCGCTCTCCTTCTCCTTCGGGCCGTTCATGCCCGCCATTTCTTTGATCTGCTTCAGCAGGTTTTCCGCCTTCATCGCTCTTCTCCTTTCTCCGGTGCGCTTTCCAGAATCTCCTGCATTTCCTCTTCGGTAATCCATCCCTTTGCCACGGCATTTTCCAGTTGTGCCACTTCGATAGACCCCGCATGATACAATCGGTTCAGTGTCTCAAACATCTTTCTCACCCTCCCAGCGCGGAAATGACCAGCATGTCCACCGTCTCCCGCAATATCTCCAGCTCGCTCCTGCCCGGGGCCGGGGCCGCCGGTTTCTCCGCCTCCGGAATCTCCTCCAGGGCCTCCCCCGTCCAGCGGTAGTTCGCCCGCCCGTATTCGTCCCGGATATCCTTTGCCAGATAGCGGCTCTGGGCATGGGCATATTTGTCCCCGTTTCCCTCGCCGATCAGCACCGCCCCTTCTCCCGGCTCCTCAAAGGCGTCCGAATAAATCCGCGTCACCTCTCCCGCCGGGTTTATCTGCGCATATACCTTCCATCCCTTTTCTTCCATATTATGAATATACCTCCGCATCCAATGTCAGCCCCCAAAACTGCACTACGCACGGCCGGTTGCTTGTCACTCCCGGCGCTGTCGTCGTCAAATACAATGTATCCCCCGACGACTGCGACGACGATATCCCCACCGTCTGCTGGTAAATCACGTCGCTGTCCACCGGCCGCACCGTCATGTCGTTCACATTCCCCCCGATGGTCGGCACGCTCCGCATGGGCACCGGCGGCATATATGTGAAGCTCGCTCCTCCCACCGTAATATATCCCGGGCAGAACACCGTCCCTGTATTCTGGTAATACCGCATGCACGCCAGCAGCTCCTCGCCATAGCTTTTGGGGACGAAGGGCGTCGCCTCTTCCCCCATCTCCAGTTTCGCCCAACATACCGTCTGCCCCGCGGTAAATCCTCCCAGGCTCACCATGGCGCCCGTCACTTCCGCCGGCCGTGTGATATATTTCATACTCCCGTCACTGTTCTTAACCCCTATCGACAGCGTCAGCTGTTTCCCCTGCAGCAAAGCAACATCCTGGGGCTCCATCATATATGCTATGGACACGGTGGCTCCCGAAACCAGCATCCCGTCCTCTGTCCGCGATACCGTTGCGCTCTCCGCTCCTCCCGCCAGTTTCACGCAGTACCATCGATCCGCCGTATATATCCGGCTCGTTCCCACCGTGAAGCTCTCTCCGCGCTGCCAGACCGTGAACCCACCGTTGATTAGGAGGTTCGGGTTGGAGAGGGTGGATACCTTTTCCTCGGTATCCGCCATGCTACCCTCTAAGGCCGTGATTTTGTCCTGATACCACGCGGCATCCTGATCCCCCAGCGCCTGCGCCGTGAGGACCGCGGCCCCCATCTGCGAAACGATCCCCGTCACGTTGCCTCCCGCGATGGACACCACGGCCAGCTCGGCCTGATAGACCATGTCGCCGTTTTGCGAATTGATCTTTCCTTTCGTGAGCGCGGGGAATACCTCCGTCGTGCTGTATACTACCGACACCCCGATCTGTTCAAAATCCTGGATACTGCTGGTCTTGGAGAGGTCGATGGTGAGCACCACCTGCCCATAACCCGCGGCAATGGGATCGGAAAAAGGCACCTGCGATGCCCCGTCTATCAGTATGATCCGGCCTCCGATCATCATTTCCCCTGGCTGCACAGTAAGGGCGCCGGCCGTCACAGACATGGAACATCCCCAAAGCTTCCCGTCCCCCGGGAAAATGCTCTGATACAGGCCGCCGTCTGTCTTGCTGCTGACATTCTGGTTGTCAAATGTACATCCTTTAAACATATTTCCTCCTTTTTTCCTCTATGCCAAACCAAGATAGGGATACTGCATCTGCAGTTCCCCGCACTCCACAGTCACAATTTCCGAGTTCTTTTTCTCTGTCACCCCGGAAACGTAGCTGGAAAAAATCCGGTTATCCAGCTTGATCTTCAGGGGATCATATAGGGAAAAGCCCCGGCTTTTCGGGGCCTGAAATTCGATCTTGTGGCTGTATTCGTTCCTGGCAAACTCGTCCCGGACGCTGTCTTCCACATCCTCCGCCTTCGCTACCACCAGTGTCGCCCACTCCCCGTTCACCCGGTTTTCTGCCGGCGAAGCGTTGGCAATGCTCCCGTCCGCAAGAAGCGTCCAGTCCTGGGTCCGGCCATTTTCCCCGCAGTAGGAGGTGATCTTGCTCACAGTCTTTTGGGAAAAGTCCTGGGAGGTCACCACATACAGCGGATTGGAAAAATCGATGTTTTTTGTCACCTTGACCTGGCGGGCAATTTGCAGCGTCAATGTGTCCCGGCCGATCCCCCATTCGCAGAAGATGTTATACAGCCGCCGCATCTTAGACGCATACGACTTCACCGAGAATACATTGTCCTCCGTATCCGGGTTCATCTGGGCTGCCGTGTGGGTAACCGCCTGGGCCGTCAGGTATGGCAGGGCATAGAAAGCGTCCGGGCACTGGGTAAAGTTTTCCTGCACCAGCTGGGCCAGATAATCCTCCAGATATATATAGGATGCGGGAGCATAGAACATGTTCCGTTCCAGCAGGCTCATGATCTGGTTCACATCCAGCCGGGTCTTTCCTTCCTCCGGGGAAATCGCCCGGATGACGCCGAAAAATCCGTTTTCCATATAGAGAATATCCCCTTCCCCCGGGAGTGTGGCCGGGGTTTCCATTGTGATGTGGGAAACCGTGTCATAGATGGAATCCTTCAGTTCATAATCCAGCACCAGATTGTGAGATTTGGTTGCAAAGGTCGCTCTGTCTTTGATAAATGCCCGCATCGCTACACCGTCCTGAAATACCGATAGACCCGCAGCCCCGCCGTCACACTCAAAAGCGAAGTGGCCGTCAGGGAAAATTCCAGGGGAACGCCCGGGGGAATGCGGAAGAAGGTGGGCGTTCCGGCGGCAATTCCCAGCTGCGCCGTGAGGTCGGTTTCTCCCTGCGGTGTTTTCAGCAGAGCCCCGGCCTCCCGGGGAACCGTGGAAAAAACGATGCTCTCTCCCGCCGCCGCAGACACGCTGGAAAGATCCACCCGCCCCAGCGTTTCTCCCGTGTCCAACCGCCTGGCCGTCAGAATCGGGTTTTGCACCGCCCCCGGAAGGGTGAGCTGGAAATCGCAGGGGATTTGCGCCGTCACGGAAAAATCCAGCACCCCGGCCCGGGCCGAATTGGAATAGCGGCAGGGATATGTATAGGCATAGCTCTTGATTCCTCCCATGCCCTCCCCCTCCATGGTCAGGTTCAGGTCATAAGGGCTGTACCAGGGCGACAGCGGCATAAACGTCACGGGTACTTCCAGCACGCCGCCCGGCCCCAGCTCGGCTTTCTCCATGTCCGTGATATCCACATCGCAGAAATACCAGTCACCGTCCGCCGAATAGGCCAGTGTCAGCCGCTTGGCCGCAAACACCCAGCTGGCAAATTCCCGGTATTCTGCATAGGCCCGGGCGGGCAGGAATACCAGCGTGCCCGTCTTTTCGATCTGCATCGCCTCCCGGGATGTCTCGATAAAAAAGCCGTCTGCCGCCATATATTCCACGCTGTCGGAAAACCCCAGTCCTGCCGGGTCAGACAAAAAAACCGAGCCGCCCTGCATCTCGATTTTCTCGCCATATTCGTTTTGAATATAAAATCGCCTCAACTCATGCGCCCTCCTGTCATTCTGGCAAATTCCCGGCCCACCACCCGGGAAATCGTGCCTGCCTTTTTCTGGATATCTGCATCCGAAAGCGACCGGCTCACGCTGATGGGAACGTTGACGGTGATCTGGACGTTGTCGCTTCCCTTTATGATGCCTGCATTTCTCCCGGTTTCGCCATAGCCTCCCGCCGGGAGCTCCAAAGCCGTTCTGCGCATCGCCCCTTCCACGATACCGCCCAACCGGTCCAGGGGGATCACGGCTTCCGGCCCCCGCTCGGCCACGCGGATGATCTGTTCGCGGGACAGGATGCCGCCGCGGGCAAAGCCCTTCACCCGGACGCTGCTGCCGCTGGACGACGTTGAAATATTCACGTTGATGCGCTTCTTTATGCCGGACACCATGGCGTTCACCGCGTTATATACCTTTTGGCTGGCATCCGTGATCCCCTTTGCCACATGGGCTACAATGCTGCTTCCTACGGAATCAAATCCCTGACGGGACACGGCTTTGGTTGCCTCTCCCTTTGCGAAAGCGATCTTGTCCACCAGTTCGCTGGAAATGGACGTATCCTGCGATATCACATTGGAGTTGTTTTGCACCATCTGGCTCACGCCCTGGGTACTGTCGCTTCCCGCAAATTCCGCGTTCATGGATTTTACGCCGGCATCTGCTGCGCGAGTGAGCGCCGCATTAAAGTCCGTAAAGCCTTTATCGCCAGCCTTTTTCATGTAATCCACCATGGCTTGTACTTGCGCCCCGGCTTCCGGGCCTTTCGCCCGAAGCTCCGCAAGAAACCCCTTGTCCAGGTTAGAACCGGCCAGCGTCGCCATATTTTGCGTCCATTTTTCTGTGGCTTCGGCATTTGCGTTCAGATTTTTTATCATGTCCTGCACGGAGACCTTTGTGCCCTGATTGATCCGCTCATATGCGTTGGTGGCCAATCCGACCCGTTCTTCCAGGGCGGCCCGCTGTTCTTCGTTTCCCTGCTGAATTTCTGCATATGTATCTTCGTTTGCGGCCCTCCAGGTATCCAGCTGCATTTGCTGTTCTTCGGTCAGCTCTTTCCCGCTTTCCTTTATTGCGATCAGTTCTTCTGCTGTCGCTCGTGATATTTCGCCCGTAGTAGCGGCAAGTGACTTTGCCCCCGCTTCATATAGTCCGAGCTGTTCCTCATTTTCTCGGATTACGCCGGTTGTCTCTTCGATAACCTGATCCAGCGCATCCATGTTTGCGCGCACTTGGCTGATTTCTGCGTCAATGTATTTAACGGTTTCTTCCGGCCGCAGTCCAGAATTTGAATTTTGTGTATTGGTAAGAATTTTTTGCTTTTCTTCCAACAACCTGTTTAATTCTGCTTCTGCCTGGCTCCTCTGTTCCGTTGCGCCCGCTACAAGTGCCTCTGATTCGCCTATTGCTGCATTTATGTTGGCCAGCTTCTCCTGTATTGCTTTCTCCCGATAATATTCTGCGTTCTCTTTAATGGCTCTTTCCAGGGCGTCGCTGTTTTTATCGGTGCTTTCAGTGTAGTTATCCACTTCGTCCGCCAGCTCTGGTATAATGGCTTTGAGCTGGCTCCCCGTATTGGCAAGAGCCCGTTGCTTTTGTTCCGCCGTCATGCTGGATTCTTTGATTTCACGCATGCGATCTACAAGCTTTAATGCCGCCGTTTCCTGCCCATTGATTTCTGCGGTTGTTTTTTGGAAGGTTTCTTCATTTTCCTTGGTGGCCTCGGAAAGCTCCTTGCTTTCGTCAACGAGAGCCTGGGTTTCTGCGGACAATTCTTTGGTTTGGCCAACCCACGACGCTAAAAGCGGAATCAGTGCCGCCACTGCGCTTAAAACCAACCCTATGGGGTTCGCCGCCATGGTGGCATTCAGACCCTTCTGCGCCGCATCCGCCCCCTTGATCCCTGCAATAAGCGCCTGGAAAGAGGAGATCAGTGTAGAAGCCCATTGCCCCACTTTCCATCCAGCCATTCCTGCGCCTATGGATGCGATGATCGCCAGAACCGTGTCGCCGTTATCTACCACAAAAATCAGCGCATCGATTAACCCCGGCAGCACTTTTTTGACCAGGCTGTCCAGCGCCGATGATACTTTTTTGATTAGGCGTTCAAAATCCGCACTCTGCGCCACGTCCGCCAGCGCATCGTTCAGCTCCGCCGTTGCGTTTTTCCATGCCGTCATGGCGGGCTGCATGGCCTTTCCCAGATTCGCAACCGACTTTTCATATCGAAGCTGCGCCGCAGAGTATTCCAGCATATCTGCATTGGCCGCCTTATAATCCTGGCTGATCTTTTTCAGCCCGGCATTGGAAAGCGTTTTCAGGGCCAATTCCTGCTTCTCGGCCTGGGTGGTACACTTTGCCAGCTCTGCGCTGAAATCATCCGCCGAAATACCGCATCTGTCCAGCACCTCGGCAAACTGGCCTGTCGCCGCGCCTGTCGCCAGCGTCTCCTGCAAGGAATCTGCCAGAGATTCAATTTTGATGGTATCCGGAAACTTGAGTACCGCTCCGGACAGGGTTTCCACCGCATCCGCAAGCCCCTGACCTTTAAACCCCGCCGCCATCAGGTTGGACAGCGCCTCCACGGAGGAATCCGTCTCATCCGTGATCCCCACCAGGTATTCCAGGGATCCGCTCACATCCTCCAGACTCATTCCGGCAGATTTTGCATTCTGTTCCAGCTTGGAAAGGTCGCCCCGCAATTCCTTTGACGCTTCTACAGAATCCACCAGAAAAGACCCCAGCTTAGCTGCCGCGCCAGCTATCGCTGCTCCCACCGCAGCAAAGGCGACCTTTGACGTTGCGGAGAGCTTTTTCGTTTCTTCTCCGCTTTTCTTCGCCTGCTCTCCAAAATCTTTTGTTTCTTCTGCGGCTTCGCCGGTTTCTTTCTCAACCTTTGAGATCGCATCTTCCGTCTCCCGAAGCTGGGATTCATAGGAAGAAAGCTTATCTTTGGTGCTGATGATCTGCCGTTCCAACTCCCGGTATTGCGCCTCGCCGACTTCTTCCGGGGTTGCCTGGGCAAATGCGGTTTCCAAAAGCTTGAGCTTCTTTTTTGTGTCGTCAATGGTCGTATTTAAAACCGTCTGCTTTTGCTTCAGCAAATCGATGTTCCCGGGGTCTACATTTTTTAACAGCCGGTTGATCGAATTTAGTTCACTGTTTAGGCCCGTGGATGCCTTAGTCGCCTCTTTGATCGCGGCAGTGAGGGGCTGAACATTGCCGTTTATTTCTATTGTAATTCCTTTGAGTTTGTCTGCCGCCACTCTTTCCCCTCCTTCTTATAAATATTTATCGATATCTGCCTGGGTGGCAATCCGGATTCTGTCCTCCTCCGGGATGAACTCGCTTAACACGTCCATCACCATGCCAACACTCATATGCTCTAAATCTGCGACGGAAAAGCCGCTGCTTATCACAGCAGCAATGTAGTTCTGCGTGGTCAGCTCTCCGCCGCGCCGGCGTTTTTTATTTTTGTCAGCGAGGTCATGTTGACCATGAGCAGCTCCATACACTCCTTGATGATATCCACCACTGGAAACTCGCCGATTTCCTCCACCCATTCCCGGAAGGGCTTTGCCTGCGGATTGGCCGCCTTGGCCATACACCAGACCATTTTCATGATCCCGACGGTGTCGATCCCCGCTCCCAGGTTGATTTCCATTTTTTCGTTGACCAATCCGAAAATACTCATCTGCACCTTGAAAATTTCTTCGCCAAAGTACTCCCGGTATAACAGGGGCAGCATGGCGTTGGCTTTCAGCCGAACCTTCCGGTTCCCGATTTTTACTGTCTTTTCCATTTCTTTTTCCTTTCTTTCCTTTGTATAACAAAAGACGCCCGGTTCTCCGAGCGCCTTTATGTTTTTTCTATGCGGCTGTTTCAATCAATGGCAAAACGCCGTTTTCTTTTAAAAGCTCATAGAGAAACAGCCGTCCTTTCTGCGTCCATTTGGTTTCCATCACCACGTCTGGGCTGCCGTCTGCGCGGACAATTTCAATGGTTTTGCTATGCGTATACCCTTTATCATGGTATTTCCGGTATAGCAGCCATTGGCCGCTCTGCTTATACTGGACGCCCAGCCCCGCAAGCATGCGGTTCATGGCCCGCCCGCTCATGCCATAATCCTTGGCAATCTGCGTGATCGTCACCAACCCCGGATTTTGCAGTATTTTATCCGTATAGTCTGCACGGGGCCGCAGCTCTCCGATGATCTGGTTCTGCCGCTCAATCTCAGCCGTTAAAAGGCCGTTTTTAGCCCGCTCTTCTTTCAGGGCAGTAAACGCCCGAATCGCAAGATCGGGATTGCTCAGAAGCTCGTCTACGGCGTACAACCCGTGTCTGCGGATGCTCTTTAGTATCTGCTTAACCTCTTTCTTGAACTTCTTCGCTATCGGCTTCCGGCTCTGCATCAACACTTCGTATAATCCATCTTCCGTCAGGAACCACATTTCTCTGTGCTGACCTGATACAAACATTGTTTGGGTCAGCTTTTCAGTCTCATCTATAGTTCGCATCATAGTTGATACATCACTATGTTCAATCCATTCCGCCACGTCCTTTGCCAGAAACAAAGGTTCTTCCGGCGTTCCATATATGGCAAAGTGTTTTCCCAAAACCTGCTGCTCATTGATAATCGTCAATTCTTTCATACTGCCACCCTTTCCTTTATTTCTTTGGTTTCCTCATATGCCGCTCTGATTGCACTGTCAAGTCCTTTATGCACGATCTCCGTCAACCGAAGCAGTCCATTAAAGGCAGATTCCAATTCGCCAAATTCTTTGTCGGATATCTGCCCGCCGCTTAGGTATTCCTTATATAGCACCCACAGCCATGTTTTCACTTCATCGAATCCACACATCGCAACTTCAATGGTATTTAATTTTTCAAACATACAAAAAACCTCCTTTTTGGTTGCCCAAAGGAGGCTTGCATGGTATAATATTTACAAGCAATCCTTTGGGGTTGTGGTGGGAAACAGGCTTGCATGATTGGTAGTCGTCAGCCTGTTTCTTTACTTCTCGGTCAAAAGTAAATGTATTCCTCGTCTTATTGCTTCGCCTTTAGTAATTTTATGAGCTTCACAATACTTTTGTAGTTTTCTCTCTGTATCTTCATCTAATCTCACACTATAGCGAATATCCTTGGGATTCTCTACTTTTGGCCTTCCCGTTCTGGGGCTCATTACATCACCTCGCTTTTTGCCACACCTTTATTATATTTATTGCGTGACAAAAAGTCAAGAGGTTTCTGCAAAATAAAACCGCCTTTTTAGGGGCGGCTTTATCTCAATACTTCTATTTTATGTCTATCGATTCAAGCAGTTCACCATACGCCTCAATTCCCGCTTCAGAATTTCCTGCTTCAGAACTTACCGCCAGCGATAGGATATAAATTATATTGGCATCTGATGTAAAGGAAGTCATCGTATATAATACTGTCTCTCCCCCTACTTCAGCCGGACAGCTTATGAAATCGGCGGTTATTCCATTCAAGTCAACCGGCCCTTCGTCCATCGCTTCTCCCGCGTTAAATTGGTCTAATACATTGTTCACGATTCCCTCACGAAACGTATCAACCAAATCCCGGCTCATTGCTTCTCCGCCCAAATCCGGGGGGATAGACGCAAGAATCTGGATCATCGATCCTTCCGCCGGGTAATATAAAAATGTCGCGTTTCCATCCTCCATCGGGTTGTCAATAGGTTCTTTTACACTCTTATAGGAAAATGTAAGTTCCTCTATTGTTTTTGTGCCTTCTATAGCTTCCGGTTCTTTCTTTTCCGTCTCCTCCGGCACATTAGACGAGCTTGGCTCCGGAGCGGCGGTACTGCTGGCCTGCGGTGTGGAACTCGGATTCGGTTCGATTGCGCACCCTACTAACGTAACAAGCAAAATAACGCATAATAAAACGGAAAAAATCTTCTTCATTTTGTTTTCCTCCCTCTTTTTACCAATATTATACAATATAGGGTATAAAAAGCAAGGATATTTTATTATTCCACAAATACTTATTCAAAAGGGCGGCAAAAGCCGCCCTTCATGCTATGCAGCAATTCGTTTTGTGGCCTTTTCTGATATAAACGCCCGGATTTCTTCATACCCCATGCCCAGGTCGATTAACCCGCTCACAAGGCGTTCCATCGCCTGAATCGAGTATAATTCTTCCGCAGTGAAGCAATCCCGCAACTCGTCCTTGGGGCCGATCCCATATTGTTCCCTTAGCTGTTTTGCGTTTCCGCCAAACAATGCCTTGTATATACAATTCGTATAGTTGGAATACGCAAATCCGTGCATGCGTTCATTTTCGCGGGACTGTTGTATTGCTTTCGTGAGCGCCTGCCGCACCGCAATCCCCTTTTCCCGTTCAATGAGCTTGCCCGTCAGCGCCTTTTCCATCGCGTTGAACTGCCCGATATATGCTTCTTTAAAGCGCATCGCCAGATCGCCGGTATACCCCATGACAAGCAGCGTAAACCCGTCCCGGGTCATGTAATACATGGGCTGCTTTTTATTTTGTTGGTTAATATAGTAGGACTCCCCAAAATTGAGGAGTCGAAATTCATCTGAACAGCCTAATTCCTGAATATCCCGCAGCACATGATCGTGCCTCTTTCCAAATGTTTCAGCCACATCCCGGCTCGTAACCATAACTTTTTCTTCTTTTCCATATTTTTTGATTTCTACTAACATATTTTCAATCCTCTCGTTGATTTTCGTTTTCAGGATAGAAAAGGGCGGTTCCCCGCCCCCTTCTGTCACGATTTTGTCACTGTAATCGTATAGGTTTCACTTGCGCTTCCGTTGGTCACTTTGATTAGAACGGTATTTTCCCCGGAATCCCAAGTGATCGGGCTTCCGTTGACAACCGGCTTCCCATTATTGGTAATCGCAATCGTGGAAGATGCCAGCGTGGCGACCGCGCTGATGGTATTCGTCGCGTTCGTTGTCGTCGCCGTATACTCCTTAGTTGCCGATGAAAAAACCGGCTCCAGGGAAACTGTTCCCAGGGACAGCGCCTTCAATGTCGCGTCCGGCGTAAACTCGCCGCTGCGCACATGCACCTCGCTGAACCAGTTTGCATATACCTCCGGATCTGTGTCGTCGGTGGTATGGGCCTTTACATCCTGCGTATTGGGGAGCGGCATGACGGTAATATTTGCCGTGGCCGTCTGGGGTTCGGTAGATTCTCCGATTGTTGCGCTTGTCTCATTAGGCCGCTCGACCTGCACATAGTATAGCACGCGCTTGGCCTGCTTTTCATCTCCCTCCACCTGATAGAGCATCGCCACCGGCGCGGGCTGCACCGCCGCATTTTCCACAAGGACACCGGCCTCATCCTTGATCTCTTTCAGGACGTTCATCCGGAACCACTCGTCGTAGAGAGCAAATTCCATGCTTCCGGTGTACCCCTGGTTTGCCGTCGCCTGATAGTAGACGATATTGTCCGCATAGAAAGGTGTTACGCTTCCCGCCACCTCCAGCGTCAGATTGACCGCCCCGGGATGCTTGTGAGGCACCCCAAAGGTGGGCGTGCCGTTGCTGTCAAAAGTAACCAGAGCAAAGTACACGTTGCTCAAGCCAAAAAATACTTTGTTACTCATCCATTACCTCCTTAAATTCATAGAAAACAGAAAAGAGGCCGTCGCTTTCGACGAACCCCTCATCGGTTTTTTGCCAGGCAATTTTGTTTGCCGTTAAAATGTCTGTTAGTCTTTTTTCTGCCTCCGGGTCTTTTTTCTTCCCCGCGCAGAACTCCAATTCGATATGGGCGACAATCTTGCTCACAATGTTGTCCGCGAAGAAATTGTTTGTGTATGCCGTGCGAAAGGCAAGATAGGGCGGAACCGGCGGGTTTTCCGTAGAAAAGTGGTCATAGGCCACGGGATAGCCGGTTTCTCCGAGAATGTTTTTTAATTTCTCAACTGTCATTTTGCACCGCCTCTCTCACGCGCTTTTCAAATTCCTCCTGCACCCATTGTTCCACCGGGGCGATGTGTTTCCGGGCCTTTACCATCCCGCCGTTTCGGCTTTTATGGCCCTTTTCCAAAAGGTGGGTGAGCCGATAATCCGGTTCCTTAACATAGATCACTGTCTTTTTCCCAAACGCGTTTTCATAAACTGTCTTTTGCCTCCAGTTCCGCGCATATTTCCCCGTCCTTTTGGGGCTTGCCGCCTTTAGCTTGCGCACGGCTTTCTTGGCCACCTCCGTTTCCGCTGCCTTTACCTCATCCGTTATATTCTCGGCATAAAGATACAGAAGATCGTTTAACTGTTTTAACAGACTATCCATCCTTTGCCTTCCTTTCACATGTTAGTTCTATGGTTTCATAGCTCGTCCGGTAGGTGCGGATCACGGAATACCGCCCTTTTTGGAACTCCACCTCTGCCTCTCCGTTATACTCAAATCCATGGACCTCAAAGACGATTTCCGGCTGCATTCCCGCCTGGGCAGCGCTGTAAAACTCAGAACGGGTCACATTTTTCACATCGCATAAAACCCGGGTTTCGGTGGGGGTGCTTGTCGGGTTCCCATACTGGTCAAATCCGTGGCCGGTTTCCCCGATCAGCAGAAGCTCATAGTCATACATTGCCTCTCTCCTCATGGATCATCAGGTTGTTCAGCCGCCATCGCAAGTGTTGGGGCATTGCCCCGTTCTCTCCCCGGCTCCGATAGCGCCATGCGGAAAAGTCCACCACGAACTGCAAATGGTAGGGGTTGGAATCGTTCAGCTCCAACCCCTGTTCCTCTTGCAGCTGGCGGTCAACCCCGCTGATGATGGCCTTCAGATAGTCATCCCGGACGTCCTGCGTGATGTTCAGGTTTGCCTTGACCAGCGGCAGTACGACGTCCAAATTCATGCTATTCCTCCTTCGTCACCGTCACCGTATAGGTTTTTGTGGCCGAGCCGTTCGTTACCTTCACGGTCAGCGTGTTGGCCCCTGCGCTCCACGTCGCCGCAGTTCCGTTGGCAACGACGGTTTCTCCATTTTTGATTTCAATGGTTGCCCTCGGGTCTTCTGCCGTCGCCGTCACGGTGTTGGTGGCATTGGTCGTTGTGGCTGCATAAGTTATCACATCCGGATCAAATTCCGGCGATAACGAAAGCGAACCTATCGTCAGCCCCGACAGGTTCGCGCTCAAGGGTTTGCGGTATCCGCCGCAAAATTCATCGTAGTGGTTACGTCCCTGTTTGCAATATTGATCGCCACAAATCCTTTGGGGATCACCGGCAAGCCGTCATACCTCGCTTTTGCACGGAATACGGTATTGTCCTCCAGGAATTGCACATGCTCGGACTGATCAATCTGGATGCCCCGGCGTTCTCCCAGAAGATACAGGTCGCCGTAACCGCCCACGATATCCCCATCCGGCATAAATTCCAGAACGTCGATTGCTCCGCCCACCACGGGCATGGTGCCATTGACGCTGGCCACAATCGCGCCGGATGCGTCGATGACCAGCGCCTTGGAAAGCAGCATCGCATAGGTGTTGGAGTTCATCGCCCAGAATTTTTCGCCCCGGGCATAGCGGTTCGTCGTCTTGGATGCATTCAGCACAAACTGAGAATAGAACGCCGCGCCGGTCGCCTCCGCCATTTTGATGATATTGGAAGTATGCAGGTCCGCCCATGCTGGCGCGTCGTCCGGATACCCTTCGGGTTCCGCTGTTTGCGCCAACCGGGTCACAATGCCCATCGGCATTTTGGAGGCAGACCCCTTGCCATACAGAATGGCTTTATCCAGAGCATAACCAATGGCCTGCCCCAACACGTCGATAATCTCCGCTGCCAGGTCATAGGCGCTGTCCTGCAAAATCGAATTGCATATGGGAATGTATCCAGCAACCTTCCATCCGTCGATGGTAACCTGATTAAAGCTAAAGGACAGCTCATTCAGCTTTCCGCACATCTCCGTCCATACCGCCTCGGGCACGGTGCCCGCGATGTTCTGGCGGGCGTCGCCGTTGATGGAGCGCAGCCGCACTCGGTTGATGAGCTTGGAATACCGGAAAATATTTTCCCGGATCAAATCCAGCATAACCGTGGGGATGGTCAGCCCCGCGCCCGTAATGGCTCTCTTTTCGGCCATGGCCGTCTTTACCCTCTCCAGAAAATCCTTGGTTTCCGGAGCATTCATAATTCTTTCCCGCTTGTCCATGGAAGCGGAATCCAGTGCCCGCGTTTTCATTTCTTTCTTTTCTTCCTCCCTTTTCTCTTCGGTTTCTTTTTCCGCGTCGTCCATTCCGTAAATTTCGGATTCAATTTCCCGGATTTTTGTTTCCAGCGCCTGTTCATCCGCCTGGAATTTTTCCTTATCCTCTTCAAAGACCTGAATCTCGGATTCCACGGCGGCCCGTTCCTCCTCGGTCTTTGCCTCTTCGATCGCCGCCTCCAGGTCGGCTTCCCGCTTTTTAAAGTCGGTTTTTCTAAGCTCCTCCAGCGAAGAGCGTTTTTCCCTCAGCTCCTTTTCCAGGAGCAGCCGTCTCAATGCCATTGTTTCATCCTCTCTTTCTGTTTTTTTCGCCACGCCTCCAGGGCGCGTTCCTTCATCTGTTCCGCCTGCGCCATACGCGCCTGAACTCCGGTATCCGCATACGCCGGGAAGGTGCAGGGCGATACCTCATATAGCCGAACCTTTTTCACACGAAAATGCGCGGTTCCATCCTCCCGGTACTCGCTGTCCTCGTCCAAAATATCGAATCCAAACGAACATTGGGTTACATCTCCCCGCTGTACCCGGTGATACAAGTTCATGGCGTCCGTGTCCGCCGGATTGATCTGTATCCTTCCAAAAAGCCCGGTTTCATCCACCGACAGCTCCAGTGTGTCGGAACGGTTCCGCCCCAAAACAAGAGTCGTGTCATGGTTGATGAGCGCCCGTATATCGTCTCCCAGCGTCTCAGCAAAAGCGCCCCGGTCGATGGTTTCAAATACGCCCGGAAACAGCTCCGTTTCTCTTTCAAACACCGCAAAGTGCCCTTCAATCACTGGGGTTTCCTCATCCCGCGTCTGGATTGTGCCGGGAATCGTCCGCGTCTGCCATTCAGTTCCCCTCACTCTCGTCACCTCCTTTCAGCTTTTTTTGATCGGCAATCATCCCTTGGGGGATGTAATTTTCCAAAATCACCAGCTCATCCAGGCCGTCCAGCGGCGACATGCCGATGAGATCGCGCACCTCGTTGCCCGTCGCAATCCCCCGGGTATACAGGTTCATGCCCATGTTGGCCAGGGTATCCAGGGAATAGCTATATAGACTCATGTGATTCAGTTTGAAATAATACGTTGGGTCGATCAGGAGCTTTGCCGTAAGCTCCTGCTGGATGATGGTGGCAATGGAAAGAATCTTTGTTTGGATAAAATTGTTGTATTCATCCCGGTCAAAGTCTCCCGCGCCCACAAAAAAGGCAGGAACCCCAAAGATTCCCGCCGCCGTCTTTTTATCCAGCTGCACCGCGTCATTCAGCGCCAAATCCGCCAGGCTCAGCGGCCGCACCTGATCCACCTTAATCAGTTCATCCGGAATCACCCAGGGCTTTGTGCCGCCTCCCGTTTCCGAGATATATTTCTTTAGAACCTTATCCCGCCCGGCATCGCTCTCAAAATCCTCGGTCATGCCGTTTACGGAAATAATGACCGAGGGCCTCCATTTGTCCGTCATAAACTCGGATTTCGTTTTTGCCGCCTGCCTCAAGTTGTTCACCACATCCGAAAGCGTCACCCGATACCCCCGGCCCATATAGGGCCTGTCCGGGTCGGGGCTCAGAACAAAGTGCAGCAAATCATCCGGATCGTATATCCTCCCCTCATAGCTCACCTTATAGCTGTCCACCCCTTGCAGAATCGAAGTCATATAAGGCTGCATCGGCTTTAAGTTGGCGATATATGTCTCCCCGTCTTTTTTCTGAAATTTCGGCTGCACAAATGCGTTTCCGTCCCCTTCCAGCAGCATGGTGTGGACGATATTATATAGCCACGCTTTTTTTGTCATGTGGGTATACGGTTCGATGTCCAGTTTTCGGGACAACCCGTTTTTTACCCGTTCATCGCCCCGCTCCGTGTTTCGCATGAGATAAATCGTCATGTTGGACACCAGGTCAGAAATCAGGTCCACACAAATCCGCACTTCCGGATTGTCTGCCAACCGGGTATATCCCAGGCAGGACAGCGATTCCCAGTCACAAAGCCCGATCTGTATCTGTTTGGGTTCTGCCCTTGTCCGGAACTTCCCGGCCATTTTCTTTACAATTCCCATGTTCATTTCTCCTTCAGCCATTGCTGGAGCTGTGATCTCTGCTCCATATTTTCCAAATACCGCACACACGCAAAAACAGCGGCGTCAAAAATATCAATCCGCTGGGTGGGCAGTACTTTTTCATATTGAATCATGTCGTCGGTTTTCTCTATGGCATGCACGTTCTGCACGCAGTATTCAAAGGCTTCCGAATGGAGGTAGTAGAGCTTTTTGTTTTTTGCCCTCTCCTCGATGTGCCGAAACCCCTGGGATTTTTTATAGAAATACTGGGGCTGGTCAATCGTCCGGAATCCGGCCCGCTTCATGCCGACAAAGTATTCCCGGCAGAACTTTCGGTCATGCCCCACCTGCTTGATCCGGAATCCCTTTTTTCGCATATCCATAAACCATTTCACTACATCGGCGTGGTTTACTGTGGCGTCATTGCACATATCCAGCCATCCGTCGTCCTTCCAGCCAAACAGAGGGATATTGTCCTCCTCGGCCTTTACCCGGGCCGCCACCACGGGAAACCAGGCGTGGCTCACAATGATATCCACTCCTTTATACGTCCCGTAAAGGGCTGCCGCTGTCAAATCGTGCAGCCGGGACAGGTCGGCCCCGCCGTACCATTCGATGGGCAGGCAGGCCAGCTCGTCCAGTGTCCACCCATACTGCTCGTCTGATCTGCGGAACTCCTCAATGTTGAAATACGCCCTTGTGGACGAAGTATACACATTTAAGGACTTGGAGAGAAAGTCCTTGCGCATCTGCGGATCGTTCAGGGCAATCATCGCGTCGTTCAGGATATCGTCCGGCCGTATGCTCACACCATAGGCCGGATTGGCCATGGCATGCACCTTGGGGTTCGTGAAATCCACATCTCCATTTTCATCCGCATCTGCTTCGCATAGGAAAATGAAATACTGCTCATTTTCCACCGTCCCATCCAGTACTTTTTTGCAGTATTGCAGACGATTATAGCAAAAGGAGGTCATGTCGTCCCCCGCCGTCGTGATCCCGATCATGAGCTTGTTGGTATATGCCTTCATGGCCTCCTTGATGATGTCATACTGCTTCGCGTTCTTGTACGCGTGCATCTCGTCCGCAATGGCGATGTTGCAGTTCAGAGAATCCTGCTTATCGGGGTTGGCCGCCAAAGCCTGGATGAAAATGGAACCATCCGAAAACTCCCGGGAAATGGAATGCTCCTGGTTGTTGTCCAGAATGCGGAAGTTTCCTTCCTCCCCCATCTTCCGCACGTTATACAAAATGAAGTTGAAGCTCTCCAACGCCTGCTTCTGCGCCGCCCCCACGATATAACATTTTGAACCGCTTTTCATCTCCAGGATGGACAGGCCCCAGGCCAAAGCAGCGGCAAAGCTGGTTTTGATGTTTTTGCGCGGGATATAGATAAACGCCTCCTTAAAGCGCCGGATATAGGTTCCCGCCCGGTAGAATCCCAGCAGGTTGAAGATAATGAATTTATGGAAAGGCTCCAATAAAAATGGCTCCCCTTTCAATGGAGAGCCGTCCAGCCGTTGTCCCTGCTGGTGGGCAAATGTGGATTCAATCAGGAGAATCACCACCTCCGCATCATGCAGCCGGAAATCGTATGCCGGATTCTCCAGATCCTTCAGAAATCTCTGACAGCCCTTCACCCGGTATTTATTGGCGATAATTCGTCCCTCCGCCACATCCTTTGCATAGTTATATGCTATTTTGAAGTTTTGAGATTTTTCCCATTGCCTCCTCAAGTTTACTCACCGTCTTCTCTTTCTCCGCTTTTGTTTTGGGCGTTAGACAAAGCCGATCCGCATAAGCGCCGATCTGCCGGCGCAGTTCCTCCATGGTAGTGAGGGCGGCTGTTTTTCGCACGCCTCCTGCCTTGGTTTTGCATTCTGCCCGGCATCCGCTGGCCACAAATTCTTCCCATGCCAGCCTGTACTGCGCAAGCATATCCGCATAAATTTCAATCGTCTTTTCGTATTCCGGCCGATATACATTCAGCGCCCGCATGTCGGCTTTGACCGTTTCGCCAAACTCAGCTTTATATTCCAGAACCTTTGCTTTCCTTTCTTTTATCGTCATTCCATCCACCACAATCCTTGAAAATCTCGCTCTATTGGAAATGGGGCCCTCTCCTCGGTATCCCAAATTATTTTTTAAAAATCAAAAAGAGGGGGGGATATCCAGCACCCCGCTCCGTTTCAGCAATGCAAATCCTTTTTCGCTCAATTCTTTCCGCCACCGAACGTGCATCATCCCATGACACCGGCTGCATAAAGAAATCAGGTTCCGGCTGTCATAAAGCAGCCGCGCATATCTTCCCGTACACTCCTCTGTCGGTAGGATATGATGAACCTCTCGGGCCTCTGCGCCTACTCCGTATCTTTTGCACTCTCTGCATAAGTAGTCGTCCCGGCGCAGAATCGCCTGCCGCGTCCGTTCCCATCGCTTGCTCTGGTAGTTCATGCTTATCTGTATTCCTTCCCCGTCTGCATATCCGTGAGAACGATCCGTTCCTCAATTCTGTATCCTGCCATCTTTGCCAGCCGGTGAACCATGCTGATAAACTCCATGGCACGCTTGTCCCGGTATCCGCTCCGATCCGCCTTTTGTATCGCCTCAGCCGCCGTCTTGTCCATGCAGTGGCTCGTGTTGTATAGGTTCATCCTGTCACCCTTTCCCATAACAAAAGCGCCTTCCCATAGGAGAGGCGCTTTGTGCTTTCCGATTCTTTCACTTAAACCATATTACCACATACGAACCGGACAAAACGGACAACTTTACCTTTTTTCCAAAAATCTATCATTCATTTTTCGCACCGAATCCTCCGTGTTCCCCCCTCCAATCTCCGTTGCGATCCTCTGCCACGTCATCCCGTTCACATACCGCAGCGTCAATATCTGCCGCATCTGGCTGTCCTCCACGCTGGAAATAAACCGGATCAGGCGGTTATATTCGATCATACACCGCCGCATATTGCACTCGATAACCTCTTTCAGCTCCATGATCTCGATGGCATAGCGTGCCGTTTTATCTCCAAATCCCGGTGCTATGGGCATCCCGGTCAGGTGTTGTGTCGTTCCCTCTGCCAGCGCCTCCAGCTCCTTCAGCCGCCGCTTGTCCCTTTTAATCTCCCGGCTCAAATAATAGAGCTGGGATAATTCCCGTTTTGTGATTCCTCTTTTTTCCACTATGCAGCTCCGCCTCCCTATGGTATACTATATATAGAGTCCACCCAGAGAGTGGCATACCATCAGAAGTGGATGCTGCTCTTTTTATGGGGTAATGTGCCCCGCTTTATTCCTCCTCGCCATTGATTACGACATCAAAAAGTTCCAACGGAACAAAGAGTTGTGCGTTCTCGGTTTCATCGATTGCGCCATATACAAACCCATCCTCATATACAGGGACACACAACTGATTAAAAAACCCCAAGTCTTCGCCGGTGGCTTTGAAAAAACTATCACAGTCGATTTCTATCATTTTGAAGTATCGTGCCATCATTAGATTCCTCCCCATCCATCCTTGCTCCGCAGTTGGGGCAATAATTTAATCTTGATACGCTTCCATTGCGGCATAAAGAACATGTATTATAGCGCAAATTCCTATAAATCTCTTTGCCGAATTTATCTATGCCAACAAATGCTGTTCTATTCAATTCTTTCCACTTTCCATGCCTCACCGGCGCAACACCAGCGGCGGGCACATACGCCAGCCTGGCACGAATATGATTGCAGGCATCACTCCATCCCTGATTGTAATCCGAATATGTCTCCGGCCTCTGCGGATCTTTATCATAGGGATGCTCCAGAATTGCATGATCCGCAATATTTACAGCTGTCTCACGCTCTAAATACTCACTCATTCTGCATCCTCCTTAACGTTTCTTCGGCGGATTCACGGGTGAGGAATACGGTTTTTCCGATATCTTCCGGCGAAATCTCAGTATAAAGGCCATTTTCGTCTGTTCCTATTATCACAACGGTTTCCCATTCGCCGTACCATGCAATCCGTTCTTCGTTGCATACGGCAATTTCTATTAGTGGGTTTTCAATGTCCCTGGGGTCTATTTTATAGAAAGTTTCCTGATCTCCAAATATAATTTCGAGCCAATCTTTGCACGGCAAAATCACGCATCGCCCTTCCTTGTCTGCCTTGGCCAATTCTCGCAAACGGTTAGCCGCAATACCATAATACTCACTCATTTTTATCTATCCTTTCGCCCAGGCTGCAAAAATCTTTCTCGTCTGTATCAACATCATCTTTCATAAAATCGCATATTCCAAAGTCCACCGGGCTTCCATCTTCAGATTTTAAAAGCGCTCTATGCCAATACTTACAATCCTTGCACCGCACCACCGGCGCAGCATCAGCAGCGGGCTGCATCTCTATCAGCTGCCTCATAACGTCCGCCCCGCCTATGCCGCAAAAATTATGTTCCAACACCTTTAGCAATCTGTCTCGGTCAATATACTCACTCATTTGCTTCTATCCTTTCTCCCCTGCAGTTCATCTCTCTTCTCCCTTCAGTTCCCTGCCGCAGTAGGGACAGAATGCAATCCCTTCCCCTTCCCAGCCAAATACAGGATCAAAATAAAATATTGCGTTGTCGCTGATACGAAATTCATGGGGTTCGCCTTCCTCCCAATCCGTGTACTTTGCCCGGCATCTTTCGCATCCCTTATCTCTCTGTATTTTCTCCCGCAGTGCATCATAGGCAATCTTTCCGGCGTAATGGTAAGCATAATAAAACGGTTCTAAATCAGCCCCCAAAATATCCGCAATGCGCCGGATGGTCAGTATTTTAGGGATTCGGTTTCCGCACTCATACTGCGCAATCATAGATTGTGTGACCCCTAAACGTTTTCCCAGTTCCTTTTGCGTCATGCCTGCTTTCTTCCGTTCTTCCCGTATCACTTCCGCAATGGACAGGCTTTGTGATTTCATTTCTCTTCCTCCCTCACTCTTACCTTCACACCCTCGCCCTGCCAAAAGCCCTGGTATATCCCTTTGACGTGCTTTCGGTCGTCGTCCTCGATCACCCAGCCTTTCAGGCCATCTTCGATCAGTTTTGTGATGTACCCGTGATTGGAGCAGTCCAGACGCGAATTGTAGTAAAATTCCAGTATGACCGGGCCTTTCAGGGGCTTCCTGGGGATTTTCTGCGCAAGCAGCTCCGCCCACACTTTCTCATGGATACGTGCCGCATCCGCGTTCCTCTTTCCCCAGTGCTTCCCCGCATACACCGCGTTAAACCCGTAGTCCTTCGCCGTCACCCGGATGGGCAGTATGATTTCAAGCATCCTCACCCCTCCCGGAACAACGGGCACTTTTTCACCCACAAGGTCTTTTCGCCGTTTACAATCATTTCCTCCGCCTCCCAGCCCGGCACCGGATCCCAGCGGATGTCCCCGTTTGGCTTCCTTCCGCACCATGGGCAGACATTTTCCGGGTTGGTGGCGTG